AAAGGATTTTAAAAATATACTTGTAAATCTCAAAAAAAATTCGTATCTTTGTTGAAAAATAATTTTATGCATTCTTTTACTTTAACCAAAGAATCATTTGCTAACCAATATGATAAAGCAATCGATGAACACTTAGATATTTGTGATTGGGTTACATACATTGATGGAAAAACAGTTTGTGGTTTTGTTTATGGAATTTTGACCAAAAATGACATAGAGAAACCGATGAATATTGAAGATTTCCATGAATTGTATTTGGTTAGATATAACCAAAAACTAGAAACACTTGAAGGTGAAACCTCATTAAACACTCAACAAGTTATAGATGTTGTCTATGAGTTGTTGGTAGATTTATTTACTATCTAATTCTTTAAGGTTAGTTTTTGCGATAAAATCTAATTTATCGGATTTTGAATATTCATTGTATTTCTGAATAATCGATTCCGCATTTTTCGCTAAAAATGATTCTGGTTCGTTCATACCTTTTTCTTCAAATTTTTTAATTAATTCTTTCATTTTCTTTTCATCTTCCAAGGTTGATTTAATGAAACCTAATGTTTTAACATTTTCTAATGCAGCTTTGGCCATTATTTCATTGGTCCCAGTTAGTTTTAAACCAGCCAATTTAGCAATACCTAATACCACATCATGGGTTGTTTCGTTCAATAAAGTTGAACGTGAAGCTTGTTCGTGAAGAATAATCTTATTATATTGTTCTTGTGTGATTTTTATCTTGGCCATAATATTCTTTTACAATAAATATCTAATAAAACAAAAAAACCTCCAAATCGGAGGCTTTGATGTTTAAGTATGTTTTTATTATTAGATGTTGTCGAAAGACGCACCAGTGTTCATAATCACGAATTCTAATTGGATGAACTCTAAAGCTCTGGTTGGTTTCAAGAAGATTTGACCAGTCAATTGGTTTCTGTCGATATCCTCTGGGTCGTTTGAAAGAACCACACGGAAATCGGTTAAACCTCTTTCGCTTCTAATGTTATCCAAGATTGGATTCACAAGAGCTAAGAATTGGTTTCTTACTACGCTATCATTTTGTTCGAACAACAATCTGATAGAAACAGCAGAAATAAGTTTTCTAGCTTGTAATAACAATCTTCTAACGTTGATTCTGTTAAGAGCAGATTCTTTAACTTGCATTGTTTTATTACCCCAAATTTTAATACCATCAGATGTGAAAGTAGCGATTGGGTTAATTCTGTTTTCATACAAGTCGTCTCTTTCAGCCAACGTAAGTTTTTTACGAGCTTGGATTGCATCAACATCACCACGTTGAATACCAGCAACTGCAAACCAAGGGAACGCAATGTTGTCAGTCAAGGCAATGTTTCTTACAACGTCTCTTGTAGGTGGCATATAGATGTAAACATTGTTTTCAGTGTCGTTTACTTGAATCCAAGGCCAGTATGTACAAGAATAGTTGCTATCATACATTCCATCCAAGAAATCAGTTACATCTTCAACCGCCATAACGTCACCAGCACTATCAGTATCTGGAGTTGTCATGATATATAAAGAGTCAGCTCTTTCTTGTTCAATCATGTCGATTGTTGCTTCAATCAAGTTTGTATTATCAAAGTTATCAATACCAGGTGTTGCAAACACGTTGATATTAACTGCTTCTGGGTTTCTGAATGTCCAGATAGCTTCCAAATAAGCATAGTAGTCAGAATTGATACCGATGTCACCGTTAGAAAGAGGTCTGTTTGAGAATGCACCACTATTTAAACCTTTTTGACCATTAGTGCCGTTAATAATGTAGCTATCTAGGTTACTTCTTCTAGTTCTGTAAATATCCCATCCATCGTATCCACCGTAAGGTGCGAATGTAAATTTACGAGAATAGATTTTTTCGTAAGGACCATTAGCAACACCGTTTTCAGTTCTAAACTGAGCATCACCTGTATCAAATAAGAATACTGGGCTATATGTACCACCAGTTGAGTTAATTACAACTGTAACGTTGTCGATAGTAGCAGCAGACGCATCAATATCCATGTGGAAACCGTTTGTCATACCTGTCCACATATCTGGACTTGCTGTTTGAGGTACACCTTTGTAATCGAAGAAATCAGCATCAATACCAACAGTCTCAGAAAGTCCTAAATAGTATTTACGTTTATTCTCGAATACACCGTATTCTGTTTTGTATGTTAATTTAGGGTCAACAACATTAGTGTTTGAATTCAATTGATAATCACGGATTGGGTAACCAATGAAACCAGCTGGGAACGCATCACTAGTGTTTGATGTATCATCCATCTCAACCAATACGTATGAAGATTTAGAAGGATAGAATCCATCTAATGTACCAATTCTTCTACCGATAAAATTGTTAGAAGTTGGGTCCATAGTACAACGGCTGAATGACTCTAATACAGTTGGTTGAGCATCTGTATCATAGAAAGCTCTAATTACAACATCAAACTCTTTAGTATCCAATTTAATGTTTCTAATAGAGATTTTAAATTGCTCGTTAGCTGCGTTACCGTCAGAGATAGTCCAGAATCTGAACAATCTTAATAATTTGTTACCACGCAACTCAGATACAACATACGGAGTTACCGCTGGTTTGTATTCTTGTTGGTAATCACTATATTCATCGCTGTATTCTACAACATTGTAGTTAACACCGTAAATTTTACCAGCATCGTTAAGGTTTTCAAACATTTTGCTAAAGAATTCCTCAGCAAACAATGGAGTGTTACCATCTTGTGTTGTTCTACCTAAAACTCTAGGTAAGTAATTTTGTTTTGTTTTATCTAAAGATAATAAGTTATTAAACACACCTTGAGTGTTTGAAACACCAGATAATGCGAAATCACCTAGAGGGTCAGTAATTGCACCTGTAACCGCTGGGTTAAAGTCTACTGTTGTTGAACCTGTTACTTCCCAAGCTGGATATTGTGTGTCAGCATCAATACCGCCTCTTGAACGTAACAATGCTACCAATTTGTTTTCTACGTCAGCGTAAGCTGTACCAGTGTATAATTCAGTAACACCACTAGTAGTACCAGTAATATACGCACCAGATGGGTCGGCACCTTTAGAATCAATTGTTAAATCGAATGATACACCATTGAATACTGAACCAGTTTTAATGTAATTAGCTGGAATATTTGATGTTTCACCTATTGAAGAATAACCTAAAAATAATAATGTACTACTTAAAGTACCATTATCAATAAGGTTTTGAATCAATGGTTCAGAAGAAACAAGAGTTACAAGAGTACCAGCTGATGTCGCAGTAAACGAAATCAATGGTTCTGTTGTACCACCTGTGTATGTGTTTCCACCAGTACTAACAACTGTTTCTGGGTCTAAAGCACCTTGAAGTGTAATACCCCACGCCAAACCAGCATCATAACCAGATAAACCTAATACTCTTGTTACGAATAATTGGTTTGATTGTGATAAGTAAGATTTTGCAATATATGGTAATTCATATTTTGGAGCACCGTTGTCTTTGATTTTTGTTGGGTTTGTACCACCAAAGAAAGACTGGAATTCACCGTAGTTGCTAACGAAGATTGGTTGGAACGCTGGACCTATAGTAGTCTCACCAACCAAACCTAGAGTGGTAACACCTACTTGACGAGTAATAAAACTTAAGTCTTTTTCTGAAGTATAAACACCAGGACTTACGAATACTTTTGTTGCCATTTTTTAAGTTTTTATTTTTTGTTATTATTTACTTTATAGTTTTCTTTATTATAAATATTCCGTTTTTTTCAAAAGTAGAGTCGAATAAAAAGATAAATTCGTTTTAGTATGATTTTTGTCTTACTTTTGTCATACTTAGTCTTTACATTCCTTTAAAATAAACAATATTTAAACGTATGGATGAATTTAAAACTAGGATAACATTTATTTATGCTTTGATGGATGGTCTTAAAATTAAATATATTGGTAAAAGTGATGACCCAAATAAACGTTTTATTTACCACGTTAAATATGGTAAAAAAATTAAAAATCATAAACAGAACTGGGTTAATAAAATGATAAGGGAAAATAAAGAAATTTCACTCAAAATTTTAGAGGTAGTACCTTATGAAATTTGGGAAGAACGTGAAATGTATTGGATAGGTAAATATGGGTTAAATAATTTGGTAAACGGTACTGTAGGTGGTAATGGTGGTGATGGTCAAAAATATGTTAATTTTGTTACACGAGATAAAAATTTGAAAATTACTAGTGAAACCCACGATATTGTTAAAACATATTGTAAAGAAAACGAATTGAAAATGTTTGAGTTTGTTGAAACATTAATTAAAGAAACTATAAAAAAATAAAAAACGTCATGAAAAGAGATAAAAACTTAAAAATTACACCAGCTACTCACGAACTTTTAAAAAAATATTGTGAGGAAAACGGGCTAAAAATGTTTTCATTTGTGGAAAAATTAATAAGAGATAAATGTACACCAAAAAAAGATTTATATGGTGAATAAAGTTTATTTTGGTGGTAAAGGTTCTAATAGATGTTTAACATTAAAATCAATATCATAAAAATCTTGTATTGCTTTAGCTGCTATATCTAATTTATTATAAAAATAACCATATTTTCTAGCTTCTTCTACGATATAATACCAAGCAGTATCATTAATATGTATTCCGTCTGACCACTGCCCCATTTGACTATAAATAAAACTTTTATTATCTTTTATCCACTGTATTTCACTCTCTGATATACCTTCTTTGGTGTAATCTATATACTTTATTATTTGATAAGTGTAGACTAATTCATCATAAAGTTTAGAATTTTTATCTTTTAAATCCATCAATTTAATAAAATCGATTTTAGATACATTCTTAAGTTCACCTACAGTATCATTAACTGTTGGTCTATATGTTTGCTGATATATAGAAATTCTATCGTCATCACCTATTAATGCTGTATTTATTAAATTAATTTGTTCTGCTGATAATTCAGAATCTAACCCTAAACTTATTATAGTATTTACGGTGTTTTTCAAGTCATTATCAATAGTATTAATCGCATTAAAAACATTTGGTATTAACTCTTTTATTGCTATTTTTTTTCTAAGAAGCGATTCAGCTTTTTCTATTAAATTTTCTATTGTCATTGTTATTATTTATTATGTTTTATTAATTATAGACAAAACTCTGGAAAACCACTAAACGAAGTACCATTCCAGAATCTAACTAATGTACCATCTGAATACCAACCAGCAACAGCTGGACTACTACAAAGAGAACCAGAATATAGCATCGTAGCCAAAGATAAATCTGTGTTATCAGAGTATCTAGTTGAAAAATTAGCAACACAAGCTAGTGTAGAGGTTTTTGCATTATAACGTAAACTTATTAAGTTACAACCACCACCACCACCGCCACTATACCCATAAAATTCACTTACAGCATCTGGGGTTAAAAACCCAGCCAAACTTGACATGTTTCTTAAAGATAACTCATTAAACGTCCCACCTATTTCTACTGCTATAGATAAAAAACTTAAAGGACCACTAGTAGGTAATGCCATTATTTGTCATTTATTAATTTTGTTATCATATCTTTTAACTCGTCTATTTGTTTTTGTTGTTCTTTAATTCCTTCAAAAAGAACAGCAACAGCATTTTGATATTTAACCGCTTTGGTACCATCTTCATTGGTTGTAACTAATTCTGGAAACGTTTGTTCCAATTCTTGAGCAATAAAACCTATATTGTCTTTACTTCCACTATCTACCCTATCGTATAAAATACCTCTTGAGTTTTCAATTCTTTCAATAACATTTTTAATAGGTCTTATATTTTCTTTTACTGATTGGTCAGAAAATGCAACAATATCGTAATCAGCATATATAGAAACGTTTGACACTTGTTGAGTAACCCTTAACGGATGAGATGCTGTGTTAGAAGGACCTATAGTAACTCTAGAAGTACTAGAAATATTATCGATATACATTGCAACCGCATTTGACGAAGTACTTGATTTAGCTCTAAAATTAAAAAACCCTTCATTAGATAAAAAGTCCATCCTTCCATCATTAAACAAATTAATACTACCATTCTTATACCCAGTAGATGAATTTTGTGTAAACGATATTGAACTAATTGCCGTTCCACTTGTGTTGGTATTTGTGATATTAATACCAGACCCATAACTAGCGTTATTATGAGAAATATCTATTGGAGTGTTTGGGGTTATAGTTCCGATACCTACGTTGGTACCATTGTCAAATATTCGTGAATTACCTAAAGATGTTGTACCTATAAATTTAGGTATGTAATTAGTAGTACCACTAATATCTGAGGTTAAAGCTAACGTTCCAGACTTATCTGGAAACTCAAAGTTTTTGATACCAGTAATTAAGTTTGTACCTAATTCAGCAAATTTATTTTGTGTACCTTCAATTATGATTTTTTTCTTTTGACCATTAACATAAAGAGCTGTTTGTTGACCAGCAAATCTATTTATTAAAAATAAATCAAAATAATTAACATTCAAATAAGAAGCATCTTGGTTATCTAATGAAATATGATAAATATAATTACCCTCTTTTGGATTAGAATATATTTGAGTAGAACCAAAACCATCTCCATCAGTACCATCGAATGAATAAAATTCAAATCTATCATAACCACCAGTTCCACCAATATAAAAACCACCACCAGATTGATTTGGATAAAGAGATGTGTTGGTCTTTTTAATCACAGGTACATTATTAAATTTTTTAGCACCAGTAACTGTTTGAGTTGTATTTGTCGTAACATAACCAGTTAAACTTGGTATATCACTTAATAATGCTAGTGTTCCACTATTATCTGGTAAGTTATAAAATCTATTAGAAGTCAGAGCATTGTTATCAAAAAGTGCTCTATCACCACTTGAGTTCATCCAAAACATATAACCATCACCACTTGATATTTCAAAGAATGGATTTTCATTTATATTAATAGTGAATCTACCATCACCACCTCTAAGTTGGAATGTATCTGCTGCTTCTAAATCAATAGCATTAAATGTTTTTTTACCAGTAACTGTTTGAGTTGTATTTGTCGTAACATAACCAGTTAAACTACTAGAAGTAACAAAATTGTTCCAATTAGAACCATCATAATATTGATAACCAGAAGCACCATCAGTTTGATAAACCAATAAACTGGTCGCTGGCATTGGAATCAGATTTTTTTTGAGCTAGCGTCATTCTAG